GAGATCAAGTTCTGCAGGGTATCGAGGTCAGTGTCGTCGTCTTGCAAGAGATCGCTTACGAACACCCAAGAACGAGGAGTAGCAAATGCCTTTGAGGCACTCTTCGGATCGAAGTCATACAAGTCTTGCTTGGCGTAGCCTACATAGCCTACGACCTCAGGGTGGACCTTGTTAAGGGTAGCCCAGTCCTGGAAGTCATCGAAGTCTACCTTCATCTCCAAGTGGACGAAACGGTTAGCCAACGGAGCAGGCATACGATAGGTTACACCACGATCGCCTTCACGGTTACCTGCGGCAACGATATCCACGCCCTTAGGTAGCACATAGGTACCTACACGACGATTAAGGATAAGTTGATAAGCCGCGGCTTGAACGGCAGGAGGAGCAGAGTTGAGCTCGTCCAGGAAGATCAGAGCGGTGCTGTCTTCATCCACAGGTAGTTCTGCAGGGGGTGCCCAGGTCATCTTGCCCAGGTCACTGTTGTAATAAGGAATACCCTTGATGTCGGTAGGCTCCCAAAGTGCAAGGCGCACATCGATCACTTCACGGTTGGAATCCTCGCCTATCTGTTTAACGATATCGGACTTACCAATACCTGGAGGGCCCCACAGGAACACAGGACGACGAGTCTGGATCGCCTTACGGATCGCCTTCTTGGCAGACTTAGGGCCAACTTGGCGGACGGAAATATCAGTTTGCTTTGACATAAGACCTCGCTAAAAAAAGCAGTTGAACAAATTACTATCTCAGTATCATTATTGTAGCACCAACCGGCGCAGTTGTCAACCTATGATTTTCACATAGTTGAGCTGTGTGGCTTTGTTGCCACGCTGTTGCTTGATCTTGCCCTTGATGCGCAGCTCCCCTTTAAGCTCCTGGGAATGCCAGAAGTCCACGATGCTCTCGCCCAAACGAGCATCGATTCGGTATTTGTTGTATTCTGGGTTGTACCGTGTGCGGATCACGGTGATATCACCTATGATGGTTTCACCTACAGCGCCCGGGAGTTGCTCAGATTGGAAGATCTCTCTCTTGAGATCGGCATGTGCAGCATCACGGATAGCCACAGAGGGGAGACAACTGATCACAGCGAACTCATACATATTACGTCCTGTAAATGTGTCCATGGCAGCGATCTTCATAGCAGTCTGCTGGAAATCATTCATCCGTCCGCTAAGAGCTAATAGGGTGTAGCCTTTGAAATGGTTACGGGCAGTCTCTCCCGCTGAGATATCTGCAGCAGTGATCTGAGAAAAGTCGTTGGTGCGCAGCCAGTTCTTGACGAGGCTCTTGTTAGCGGTTTTGACCACTAATCCTGTGTGATGATCCCTACGATCCTCTTTGAGGTATTCACCGTTGATTCGCTGTGCTGCGGCAGCGGCTCCCCAAACTTGCTGTGCTGTGAATTCCATAGTTCGCTCCTAACTATTTAATGTGTGTATTATACCATCATTTGTCCAATCTGTCAACCACGAGAGTGCCGGCCATAGAAAAAGGGTGTTGTATTTCTACAACACCCTCCAAAGTACCGCCCCGGGAGCGAATCGGATTGGTTCTTTGTTGACTCGCTGTTTAGACGCTCAAGCCAGCAGCCATAGCTCTGTAAGCCAGTGCTACCATCTTACGGCTTGCTTCACCGTGCTTGTACTCGGTAACCTTAACGCCATTACCAGCAACACGAGTGTTACCGTAGATGGCATAGCCACGCTGACGGATGTCACTGATCGTTGCTGTTGGGTTCTTGATACCGAAACGCTTGCTGATCTGCGAAGCAGTTAAGGTCTCGCGCTCGAGAACGAGTGCTTTAAACAGTTTACCCTGTTTGGTCTTCAAGTCAAAGTTTCTAATGCTTTTAGTTTGATGCATTTGCCTATTTTCCTTTATATAAAAGTTAAAGCTGATTTATCCCTCAGCGTCCTTTTACTATACATTGTTTGTTTAGTAATGTCAAGGACTTTGTTTCCAATTTAACTGTTTTTGGTTACCTTGATGTTCGGCGCCAGCACAGCCATGATGATTGCTGCGGCCAACCAGTTCCAAAACGTATAGTCTATGACATGGAACGTACCAAACAACTGATTCCAACTCCAGATAAACGCGATAGGCCCTATGGCTACCAGGAACACTATAAGGGCCAACATACCCAAAACTGCCATTAACTTATTCATCATCGTTCTCCTGTGCTCGGGCCAATGCTGCGATCTCTGCTTCGATGGCCCGTTCTTTCTTCTTGCCTGCGATAGCAGTGCCCTTTTGGTACACTTGCCAATAGTGATCATGGCAATAACTCTTGCCCTCGATCACTGATGCTCCACAGTACTTAATAGGGTGGTGCTTCAACGGGTCTTGATCTGACCCGATGAATTGGCACTCACGTATCAGAACGTCATGCATGTTAACTCCTTTTCATGACTGTGACTTCAGCCATGCTTTGCCAATTAGTAGGAAAGCTCTTGCGCAGGTCTGCTACTTTGAGCACAGTACGCAGGCTCAATTCACGCATCTTGGCACGATTGTTCACGATGTAGTCAACGACCTCATCACGCACGACCTCTTCGAACTCGTAGGTGTCCAACATGCCGTCCTGTACGATCTGCTTGATACGCAGAACCTTCTCGCGATCAGTGTCCATCTGGAGATCGATATAGTGGCAACGACTCTCCAGTGCGGCAAGGTGATCCTGTAGCTTCTTAGAGCGTACATTCTCAAACTTGATGTTAGTGATGAAGATAGCACCTGCTTTAAACTCAAACTTGTCAGGCACCCCCTCAGAGCGTAGTACACGCGAATCAGTGTTCCACGAAATAGTACGCTTCTTGGAACTGTCCAGGGCGGCCTTCAAGATGTTCAAGCTTAGGTCATCTAACAACACGCTGTCACAGTCATCAAACACGATGACGTTGCCTTTCTCACTGTAGTGATAGAGCTTAGAGTACAGACCCACGGCACTCATAGCACCCTTGACAACTTCATATTTGGGCTTGCGCTGACCCATCATGTCAAAGAGATCGTCTTTGCTTAGTACTTCTTCTACACCAAAGCTCTTGCCCACACCAGGGGGTCCAGTCACGATCATAGCTCGCACGGTACCCTGCTTGACTGCTTTGGTCATCTCTTTGAGCACATCAAAACGGCCACGTAGGCGCTCGATGATCTCTTCATCAGTCTCGTGCGCTACCACCGCATCTGATACCTTGATCTGTTCCAATGACTTTTCTCCTGCGGGTTGATTGGGCACGGCACCTGATACCACTACATAGCTTTCTACGCCCGCACAACGGATGCGGATAGAACGATCTGGGATGCCCGCATTGCTGGGCTGTACTGTAGCACCGTTGACAGTTACATAGCCCCCATTGGCACCCTCTTTGAAACCTTCTACGAGCTCAAAACGGTTACCCGTCATTGACACGTCTTGTCCGCGGATCTTGTAAGTACCCTCGCGGATCTCGATTATTGCTGGCATAGTCGCTCCTATGTGTGTGTTGAACATTCCAGTATTATACTGCCTCTGGGCTCGTTTGTCAAGCCCAGAAACCCTACAACTGGGTGGGTTATTCTTCTTCCGCCATTAGATGATCGATGCAGTTTGCAGCCAGTGCGTCTGACAAGGGCACCAAACCCCCCTTGATCAAGCCTGACACAGCGTACACGGCACCCACGTACCAAACGCCATCCTTCATAACATAGTAGTACTCACCCCCGCAGTTCTCGACCTGCTCGAGGAACTCTTCGAATGTGTGCGCTACTTGCCATTCTACGTCTTCTTCGCCACGATCGCTGTAGAAGTTCATCTCCGCAATGGTCTTTTGGACACCACTGTTGTCTCCACGTGCGACCAGCTCATTGGCCTGGGTGGAGCCATAATAGTCTGCGAGGATCTGCCCGGTGTACTCCAGATAGCCATCGTAGTGGCAGTACACTGATTTGTACACGTCGCCATGCATTACAGCTACACGTGATCTTGTACCCATAGTTCGCTCCTAAGTTGTTTAAAGGAAGTGCTATTATATGCTCAAACTGCCAGGCTGTCAACCCCAAACTTTTGCTCCCACGCAGCAATAAAGTCAGCGTCTACGTCCAGCGACACATAGTTGTCTCCCTGCATACCCTGCTCGCTGTAGTCCGCTGATGCGAGGCCCTGTGCTTGCAAGAATGCATTTAGCTCGTCTAAGAACAGACTGTCTGTGTAGATCAGACCGTCCTTTGCTGTGTCCCACGTAGCTGTGTCAAAGTACACACAGAGTTCCCCAAAGTCCTTGTCATCGCTGACATAGCCCAGCTGCATGTCTGTGACTGCTACGGATTTAGCTACAGGTGACCAGTACCCGTCGCCTGCGGTGTTTAACGTTACTTGCATGTGAGGCTCCTTAGATGAGTTTAGGGGTTATGCTAACGAGAGTTAGCTGCTTGTCGTAGTTAAAAAACTGCACAAAGTCTGCGAGGGCTGCTGCGCGAGTTGCTACGGGGGCTACAAAACTGTACGTATTGTTTGTTGCTGTTTTGTAAACGACTACAAACATTTGCGCTCCTGTTTTGTTTAAGTGTACGTATTATAGCGCACATAGCCCAATCTGTCAACCGTTTTTTAATCTCCGCGCACATCAGTGTTCAAGCTTGGCTGCAGACTACGACGCAGCTCTACTTCACGACGGTGTGCAGCAGCTTTGCCACGTATGATCTCGTGGACGATGATCTCGATGTCATCTTTGCTCGCGAGCTCACGCAGAGCTTGACACAGCAGCCAATTCTTAGCTTCAGTTTTGGCTCTGTAGTAATGTTTGGCTGCTCGAGCACGTACTGACTTCAGTACAGTGCTTTCAGTCTTAGCTGTTACGCCGATGTAGTTGCCTGCAGCAACACGCAGCTCGTATACGATGTGATTGCGGTCTGATCTCTTTGCTCGCACTGTTCGCTCCTTCAACATATGCATAGTATACGCTCTGCAGCCCAATTTGTCAACTAAAATGATTGATAGTTGACTCAGCCCAAGGGTCTTTCCCGGAAGAATGCAGCACGTGAGATCACAGGGATAACCCCAGAGCTGCTCACGTGCTGCGCATACCTTGATCAGGGATCCCGCTGAGAGTAGCTCATGGGCTGCATGTGATCAGCGTATGGCCCACAACACCAGCACCACAGCTACAGCAAGGATCATGATGTACACAGCCCAACGCTGCACGGGCCAGAGATCCTCCATCCAGCGTTTAAACGTGTCCAAAGGGTCCATAGGGTTAGGTTGTCTCACTGCTGCTCCCTGCTGCTGTTGATCATGGTGCCCGGAGCCGGACTCGAACCGGCACAGCTTTCGCCGAGGGATTTTAAGTCCCTTGTGTCTACCTATTCCACCATCCGGGCAGTGTGCTGCTGCTGTTAACTGGCCACGCATAGAGGATTCGAACCTCTGACCCACAGCTTAGAAGGCTGTTGCTCTATCCAACTGAGCTAATGCGTGATGTTTGGTGGGCCCACCAGGACTCGAACCTGGACTCAACGGATTATGAGTCCGCTGCTTTAACCATTAAGCTATAGGCCCTGTAGTTAATTAATCCTCTCTTGGGTGCGGTTGATTCACTTCTGGGTCAAAGAGCTGATCCCCACGTAGCTGCTGT